AGATTCGCTAAAATACAAGATGCAAATTTGAATGACTTGTTTTATCAAAAAAGATTAAATGAAAAAGTAATAAAGTTAAGAGATGGGTTAAAACAACTATTAAAAACTAAATAGATTATGAGTAATAAAATTAAAAACAATTTACCACAAATAATTATGTTAATATTTTGTTTAGGTATGATTATTAAAATAATAGTTGGTAAGTTATGAGTGATAAAAGAGAAATATATAATTGGATAACAAAAAATCCATTTAAAACAATATTGATAATACATATAATTGAAGTTGCAATATTATTAAGTGCTGTAATTTTATTAACCTAATATAAAAACAAGTGAATTAATAAATAATGAGTTAAACAAATAGGGTATAAACAATAAAAAAGAAGTTATGAAAACATTAGTAGTATTTTTAGTAGTATTAGTTTGCTACATTTTACAATTAGGCGCTAAAGATTGTAGTGCAGAAATAAAATATAAAAACGGAAAAACCTTTATGATTAAATTTAAAGGGTGGTACGACAAATTAAAACCCAAACAAGATAAACAATAAGATTATGGAAAAGCAATTACGAAAACTATTTTTATTTTACTTTTTATGTGGGTTTGTATTAGGCTCACTATTATGTACATTTATATTAACTCAATAGATAAAACAGATTAATAAACAAACAATATGAGTGAATGGACTAAATTAAAACTTTAATTAAAATTAATTATTTTTGTAAATAAAAGAAAATGTCAAAAGAGGTAAACAAAGAATTAGAATATGAAGTGGCAATGCGAAAAAGCACAGGTAAAAAAACCCTTGAAGCTTTAAAGAAACTAAATATAAAAAGCCCTAATACTTCAAATAAAATAAAAGTTGCACCTGGATTATGGGTTACACCTGACAAACCTATTGAAAACGAAAAAGAAAAACAGGCTTTTATTGAGTATATGCAAATAAAATTTCAAAACCAATTAAAATACTTATGTCAGATTTAAACACGTTTGAAAGGAAAAGAATAAAACTTTCAAGGCTTTTATCAAATGAAGGCCAATTAAAAGGGGTACCAAAAAACCCGCGAATTATAAAGGATCAAAAATTTAAAGAATTATTAACGTCTTTAGAAAAAAGGCCACAACAATTAGAACTTCAAGAACTTTTTGTTGTACCTTACAAAGAATCATTTGTTGTAATTGCTGGTAACATGAGATTAAAGGGTTGTAAGGACCTAAAATTTAAAGACGTACCTTGTAAAATAATACCAGCTGAAACACCTGAAGAAGATTTAAGGGCTTACGCTATTTCAACAAATATTTCTTACGGTGAATGGAGTTTTGACGACTTAGGCAACGAATGGGAAAGTTCTGAATTAAATTCTTTAGGGCTTAACGTTTGGGAAGAAAACAGCACAGAATTAGAAGGAATTTATGAAGAAGAAGAAAAAAACGAAAAATCGGCAAACAAAAATAATTTTATTATTACTTTAGATTATACAGAAGAAGATTACACAAAAGTAGTTACAGCCTTCGCAAAACACACAGAAACACGCGAACATGTTGTTTTTAAATTATTAGGTATTAAGTAAACAATATAAAATTCTGTATAAAACAATTATAACAATATAATATTTTGTATATTACAACAATAACAACGAAAAAACAGCGAAAATATGCCAAATCCTGAAAATTTAATTGGTAAAGGCTTTGATTCAAGGCCTGAAAACATTAATAAGAATGGCCGACCCCGTAAAAGCTTTGCTACAATCAACGCAAAATTAAAAAAACAAGGTGTTGAGCCTTTAACTAAAAAACAGCTGTTAGACTTCTATGAATTAGTATTTAACGCGACTGAAAAAGAATTAGTTGCTTTAAGGAATGACGAAGAAACGCCTTTTGTTATGAAAATGATAATACAGGAATTAGGAAGCGCGGCAACACGTTCTAAGGCCTTACAGGATTATAGAAATTATATGTTTGCAGAAGTTGACACAGGACCCGAAATAAGAATTATTGGTTATGGTGAAACAAAGCAAATTGAAAGCAAATAACACAAAAAAAAGTGTTAACACAAAAAAAAGTGTTACATTTGTTTTATGAAAATCAAAAGAAATACAAAGGCTATATATTTAATTGAAAATATGGAAAATGGCCGTATAAAAATTGGGGTTTCTGACAACCCTTCAAAAAGAATAAAAAGTTTAATGTCTCAAGGTGGGTGTTTAATGACATTAAGATATGAAAGCCACCAAATAACAAACTTTTCAAAAATAGAATCAGACCTACATTCAATGTTTGTTGAAAGTAGATTTGTTGGCGAATGGTTTAATATTGATTTAAAAGAGGCTAAAAACGCTGTCAAAAGACTTGTTAAAAATAGGCATGATTGCCTAATAATAAGACATTTTGAAGAAGGTAAGCCAATTGGTGAAATAGCAAAGTTCAATAATGTTTCAAGAACAGCAATTGTAAATTACTTATTAAGTAAAGGTTTTAGGCCTAAAGATAGGAACGGTAAAACAGCAAAAAAGATTGTTTACAAACCAGCAGAGCCTTATAATGTTGAAAGTTCAATTAGTAATGATAAAATTGCAAAAATGGTCGAATTAAACAATAAAAAAATTGCAGAAAAAAGAAGTAAAATCAATAAATTAAAAAATGAAAAACCAGCATAAAAGGAAAAAAGTAAAGATTTATAATGATACTGAAGAAAAAGAATTTAATTCAATTGGTGAAGTAGCTGAATATTTAAAGTGTAATATTTCAACAGTTTCTAAGGTCCTGAACTTTCACGCTAATACAGTAAAAGGCTATAAAGCTGAATTTATATAAATGTCACAACTAATAAAAATAAACCCCAATTTATTTAACCCGCTTTATTGGCATATTTTAGACGTTTTAAAAGATCCTGAAATTAGGCACGTTTATATTTACGGGGGGTCTTCAGCGGCCAAAACTTATTCTTTGGCACAGGCTTTAATGATTGAGGGCGAAAAACAGCAATTTAATTCAATTATATTTAGAAAAGAACAGGCTTCAATTAATGATACTATTTACAACGATTTTAAAGAGATTGACGAAAAATTTGAATTAGAAAACAAACTTCAATTATTTTTAATAAAATTAGCATGAAATAATGTTATAAGATTCAGAGGTATTGACAAAAGTGGAAAAGTAAAAGGGTTAAAAGGCTATAAAAAAATATTATTAGATGAATTAGACCACTTTAAAAAGGACGACTTTAAAGAACTTAGAAGACGTTTAAGGGGTGAAGACGGCCAACAGATATTTTATACATGGAATCCAATAAGTAAAGAACATTGGGTAAAAGAAGACTTAATTGATAAAGAAGATTGGTTAAAATTACCTTTAGAAGTTCCAGGACCTTCAGAATTTACTTCATTAAGTCATAAATCAGGTAAATGGATTAATAAAAGAGGTGATTCAATACTTATTAAAACTAATTATTTAGATAATTATTGGGTAAGTGGACACCCTGACGAAAATTTTGGGCGATATGATAAGCACGTAATACAGGAATTTGAAAACATGAAGATTTTAGATCCTGAAGATTATAAAATATACGCGTGGGGCGAATGGGGTACGCCTAAAGTTGATAGCCCTTATATTACACAATTTGAAGACGCTAAACATATAAGCGAAAAGGCTGTATTTAATCAAAATATGCAATTTATTATAAGTTTTGATTTTAATATTGATAATACAACCTGTTTATTTGCTCACGTTGGCCATGATTATATTCACTTCTTTGACGAAATGGCCGCGCCTGATTTACCACAATTATTAGAAAAGATTAAGTTTAAATATAATAAATTTTTAGTCAATTGTATTATTACAGGTGATAATTCAGGAAATAACAGAACCCATTTAATTAGTGATAAGATGAACAGTTACAGAATGATTAAAAACCTTCTGAACATAACCCAAACACAATTAAAAGTTGTTGTAAACCCAACACACAAAGAAAATAGGGTTACTTGTAATACAATTTTAGCCTTTCATCCAAACGTATTATTTAACCCGCGTTGTGAACATACGATTTATGACCTTAAAAATGTTGAATGTGATTCAGAACAAAGAATTATTAAAAAAGATAGGTCAATTGCTAACCAAAAAGCGGATCATTTTGATACTTTTAGATATATCTTAAACAGATTTAAAAGGAAATGGGTAAAAGATTACAGAAATTAATATTTTTTTTTATCTTTATAGCGTAACATTAAAAACTTAAAAAATGAAAGTAACAGATAAAATAACAATAACAAACGAAGATAATATTGAGTTAATGGCACGTTATCCAGATAACTACTTTGATTTAGCAATAGTTGATCCTCCTTATGGCTATGGAAAAAAAGAAACGGCTATATTAAATTTTAGAATGGAGAAACAAGAGAAAGAATGGAATATTGCACCGAATGATGAATATTTTAAAGAATTGTTTAGAGTTTCAAAAAATCAAATCATTTGGGGTGGTAATTACTTTCCATTTATTTGGGGGTTTGGTGGTAGGTGTTTTATTTATTGGCATAAAGGAAATCCAGTTCCAAATTTTGCAGATGGTGAATTAGCTTGGACATCTTTTGATAAAAATGCACAAACTTTTGATTACAGATATTACGGTAATTTGCAAGGCAATACAAGTGCTGAAAAGAAACATCATCCAACACAAAAACCAGTTAGACTTTATGAGTGGCTATTGGATAACTATGCTAAAGAAAATGATAAAATATTAGATACTCATTTAGGAAGCGGAAGTATTGCAATAGCTTGTCATAATAGAGGCTTTGAATTAACGGCTTGTGAGTTAGATAAAGACTATTTTGAGGCCTCAATTAAAAGAATTAAAAACCACGTTTCACAAATTACAATTTTTGATTGTGGGGCTTAAAACAAAATTATTACTATATTTGTTAAATGTTTGAAGTAGGAATAAATACATTAATTCACCCAACAGCCGAAATTGAAAGGACTGTTTCAATAGGTGATAATTGCAAAATTGGTAAAGGCACAGTAATTAGGCGAAATGTCGAAATACGTGACAATGTTGAAATTGGTGAAAACTGTTATATTGATTCAGGCGTTATTATTACAGGTAATGCAAAAATTGGAAATAATGTAACACTTAGAAACTTAGTAGTTGTTGCAAGGGGTTCAGTTATTGGTAACGGTTCATTTTTAGCACCCCGCGTAATGTTTAACAACCTTGACGAAGTTCAAAATTCTGTAGGTGGTGCAATAGTTGGCGAAAATTGTTTTATAGGAACAAACACAGTCTTACAGCATGGAATTATTATTGCTGATGAAGTTAAAATTGGTTCAATGTCGTTAGTAACCAAAGATATTAGCGAAAAAGGAATTTATTTTGGATGTCCAGCGAAAAAACAAAGTTAAAAAAAGATTCAGAAAAGTTAAGTTCATTATGTAATTTAAGGCCTGACGAAACTTTACTTTTATTAAGCAAATTACCTAAAAAATATTATAAAACAGGCGCTATAATTATTCACGCGCTATCTAATAAAGGTTATCAAAGTTTAGATATATTACTAATCATTAATAAATTAAAAGACTAATGGAGTTAACAAACAGACAAAAATTTTGTTTAAAAATGAGGGAATTTTTTAGACCTTCAATAAATGTTGTTTTGCCTCAATGGGTTAGAATTGGCCGCAACGTACATATTGAACAAAACGTTGTTTTTTCTTATCATGGTTTAGGCGCTGAAAAAATAAAAGATGAATGGCTTTTAATACCTCACGCGGGACATATTTTAATTGGCGACAATGTAACAATATTAGATTCAGCAATAATAATGAGAGCAACAAAAACAGTTACTTCAATTGGTCCAGGATCAATAATTGGAGTAAAAGCCCATATTGGCCACAATGTTTATATTGGTCCAGGTTGTTTAATTGGTTCAGGTTGTTTAATTGGCGGGTCTGTAATAATAGAAAAAGACGTTGAAATTGGGGCGGGTGCAATTATAAGAAACAAAGTTAAAATTGGAAAGGGTGCAAAGATAGGTTTGGGGGCTGTTGTTGTTAAAGATGTAAAAGAGGGTGAAACTGTTGCGGGTTGTCCAGCAAAACCACTTACAAAAAAAGAATTAGAACAAACAGATAAATTTTTATTATAAACTAAAACAAAAAAACATGAATTTAATTTTAATAGTAGTAAGTATCATTTTATTAATTATTATTTTGACTTTGCCAAGTAAGTTGAATAAGATAATGAAAAACCAAACTAATTTAGACAAAAAACTTGACATTATTTCTAAGAATCAGGGAGTAATTGAAAAGAAAATTAAGTAATATGAACAAACAATTATATAAAAAACTATTACAGGGCTATTTAAAAGACGGTTTTAAATTCGTTTTATTTAATGAGTTTGACCCAAAGAAGGAAAAACAAATAATTCTAAGGCATGACGTTGATTTTTCTGTTGAATACGCTTTAGAAATGGCAAATATTGAAGCTGGTTTAGGAATTAAAGCAAGTTATTTCTTTTTAACACACAGTCTTTACAATTGGCACACAATAGACTTTTCAGACTTTAAGGGTTTAGGTCATTATACGGGGTTACATATAGATTTTAATTGCCCTATTGAAATTGATGAAAAAACGTTTAAAAATATTTATTCTATTCATAGGCCAACAAAAGAACATTTAAACACAGATAAACCTTTTTCAACTTATAACAAAAAATTCTTTACTGATATTTTTTATACTTCAGATTCAGGGTATAAAGAGCCAAAAACTATAACTGAAAACAGTCAGTTGTTAATTCATCCTATTTGGTGGATGACAAGAAAAGGCGATATAAATATGAAGCTTAAAGAATGGCAAAAATTAGAGGCTAAAAAAACAAACGAATATATTAGTGAAAACATTAAAAAAGAGTTGTTAAAATGAATAAAAGAGAACTAAAAGAAGACTTTTATGACAATGCTTATATTGATTCTAAAAAATATAATAGTCATTATAAAAAAACGCCTTACTTTAAAGACTTATGGCCTTTTGTTTTATCTAAGCTTAACAAAGAAAAAGACATTATTGCTGACTTTGGTTGTGGTCCTGGTCAATTTCCTAATTATTTAGTTGATGAAGGCTTTAAATTGTCTTATGGTACAGACTTTTCAGAAGTAGCAATTGAAAAAAGTAAAGAATTGTTACCTGAACACAAATTTTATGTTTGTGATATGTATAAAAAAGACACTTATACTAAACACAAATACAATACAGCGATTTGTTTAGAGGTTTTAGAACACCTAACAAACGATTTTAAGTTTTTCGAGTATTTACCTAAAGGATGCAAAATAATTGTTTCTGTGCCAAATTTTGACAGTATTTCACACGTTAGATATTTTAAGGACCTAAACGAAGTAAAGAAACGTTATAAGGATCAAATGAAAATTCAAGGTGGCAAAACAATTTACTTAGGTAACAAACAAATTTTTATATTATTCGGGACTAAATGAAAATAATAGCTGTAACACCTTTTTATTTAAGGCCTCATATATCTAAAATATTTTGGCAAAATTGCAACGATATTAATTTAGATGTTATTGCCCTTGTTTCAGACTATGATAATAAAATTTTAGCAGAAAAAAACGCTTATAAAACTATTGAGTTACAAAACAACCCTTTAGGCCTTAAATGGCAAACAGGAATAGAAGCCTTAAAAGAAATTGAATTTGACTACTGTTTAATTATAGGGTCTGACGACATAACAAGTTTTAAATGTATTGACTTATATAAAAAGATAATAAAAGAAACAAACAGCGAATATATAGGTTTTCAAGATGCTTTAGCAATGGATTTTAAAACTAAAAAATTCAGAAGATTTAAAGGTTATGAAGGTTTTAGGTCAGGCGAATCAATAGGGGCAAACAGATTAATTAGTAAAAGACTATTAGAATTAATTAATTATAAAGTTTTTCCTGTTGGCCGTCATAAATTTATGGACAGGCCTTTAACTGAAGCCCTAAAAAAACAAGGTATTGAAAACACTTTGATTAAACAAGGGTTAAAGCCTTACAGATTCGGATTAAAAACAAAATTAACTATTTCAAAAAACTATCATGGAAGCCCTTTTATCTATAATGTAAATTTAAAAGGTTGGTATTCTGAAGAAGTTATAAAAATGTTATTAGAAAAATAGTTATATTTGCTTTATGATTTCAGATTGTGGTAATTATTGGGTTAATCATAATAGCAATAAACATTTTATTGCTGGGAACAACTATATTTCTGCTACATTTTATAGAATAATTTACTTTATAACTAAAAGCGACAAATATAATAAGTCATTTTATCATAAAATAAATTTTCATTGGAAAATAGAAGCTTATATTGGGACAATTAAATTTATTAACGAACAAAAGGGGTTAAAAAGACAGTTAGAAAAGTTAAAAGAAACAAATCCTAATCATTATTATATAATTAATATAAATAATTCTATTAAACAGCATGAAGAATCTATTTTAATGGGAATAAATAAATTAAATGATGAACCAAAATATCTTCTTATTTTTAAATGGTATTATATTTTGAAAAATAAATTGAAAGTATGAACTGTGATAATTTTACAAAAACTAAACCTGTTGGAAAATGCGGGACTAAAATTTGGCTGGGAACACGCCAAAACTTAACAGGTGATGAATTGTTATTTGTTAGATATATTCTAAACGGTGATGAAGTTGAAGTTTCAACAGACCCAATTATTCAAGGTAATGACATTTTTTTAGACCTTACAGACCCTTATATTGATTTTTACAGCCAATATAATACTTATTATATTTGGTTGTCAGATTCAAACGGTTATAATTCTGACGGCCTTACAATAAGAAATAATAAAGCTGACCATGACGGTTTTATAGTTAATTTTGCAAATGTTGCAATAGGTACTGACAGGCTAATTATTGAATCATGATAGACTTACTAATTTTAATGTTAATCAATTCATTTGTTTGTTTTGGTTTTTGGAACGCTTGTTTATATGAAGTTGAAAAAGTAAAGGTTGAAACGGGGTATTTAGAGAACTTTAAAAAACAGTATAGATATGAAGATAAAGAAATTAAGGGCGTTTTGTGGCGTTTAGAAAAGTGGGGCAAAGATAAGTTCATTTATAAAGCAATAGGCGGTTGTTTACCTTGTATGGCCTCATTACATTCTATTTTCCCATATTGGGCTTATATGTATTCAACAAACGCTATTAATTTAAACGCTTTATTGTTTTATCCTGTTTATGTTTTAGCTTTATCAGGTGTTAACTTTTTAATTGAAAATAAATTATGATAGGTGAAGTTTTTGTGACTGACAATATTGAAGAAATTGAAAAAGCTGAAGAACTTGGATTTGAAGCGCCTGAACCTGTTTACAGGAAAACAGAAATTTTATTTGATATTGAGGGCGTTTATTATGCTTATATAAATGTTGACGGTAATATTAATATTAACATTCATCAAAACGTTTACACTTTAGATTTTAATAAAGAAATTTGGGGGCAACTAAAAGAAAAATTTGCTTAATATGAAATACCTAAGAAACTTTTATTATTGGATTAAGTTTTTATTTACTGATCCTGAAAAAGTAACAATTCACCCGCGTTACAATATGCACCTTAAATACGGTTTTAGTTGTGGGGGTAAACATTATTATAGGTGTTTACATGATTACGATATTAGGGAAAACAGGTTTAGATATTTAAGAACCTATTATCAAGAAGTACAAAACAAATTAACGTCACAGGATATAAACGCTTTTTGTGATAAAGCAATGGAAGAAATAAACAATGGTAAACCAATTGATGCGGGTAAAATATTGGACGAAATGAAATACAGGTCAACGTGGTTATTTGAGCCAACCAGCCTTTTTAAATACGCTTCAGTTATATATTTCGACCTTTCTGAAAATATTGAAGACTATGATGTTATATATAATCAGGATAAGATAAAACTTTGGAGTAAAAAAAAAGGGGTGTTGAGAATGTTCTTACAGGAATTGATGACAGGGTTGGACGAGTTATTGAGCTTATCGAAAAACGATTTTCAGTATTATATGGAAAGGCTTCAGGAGGCAAAAGAGAAACAACAGAAATTAATTTACAACAAAGAAAACTTAAAAAACAACGAATTGACAGACGTAACGATTTAAGACTTTGTAAAGGCGATTTAACTAAATTAAAAGACTTAAAAAGCCTATCTACATACGAATATCATGAATTATTAGAGTATTTAGACCAAAAAAATTAATAAAATAGTTATATTTGTGTTTATTGAGGTCTTTAGCTACCTAAAAGCAAATATTAATTAATATGGCTGGTACAGTTAAGGACGTAACTATTGACATTAAGGTTAAATCTAACCTAAAACAAGCTGAAAAGGGTTTTGACGACCTAAATAAAAACGTTGATAATACTACTAAGAACGTTGAAGGCAATATGTCCAAAATGGACAATTCAATTAAAAAGTTTGGAGCAACATTAATAGGGGCTTTTGCAATTAAAGAAGTTGTTGGCGATGCTGTTAGACGAATAACAGAATTTGAACAGTCAATTGCTAATTTAGGGGCTATTACAGGCGCTTCAGGTGGTGATTTAAAGAAGTTTGAAAAAGCTGTTTTACAAGTTTCAGCAAATACAGGTAAAGGGGCTTCAGATATTGCTAAGGCCTTTCAATTGGTAGGGTCTGCAAAACCTGAATTACTTTCTTCAGCCCAAGCTTTAGGGGCTGTAACTGAACAGGCTGTAATATTATCACAGGCGGGGGGCTTAGAAGTTCCAGCAGCAGCCGAAGCACTTACAAAAGCTATGAATCAATTTGGTGTTGGAGCTGAAGAAGCGGCCAATTTCACAGATATATTAGCAACATCACAACAAAAAGGAACGGCAACAATTGCACAGTTAAGCGAATCATTAAAAAACGTTGGGGCGGTTGCCAATTCAGCGGGGTTAAATTTTCAAGAAACAAACGCGGCCTTACAGGCTTTGGCAAAAGGCGGATTGTCGGGTGCTGAAGCTGGAACAGGTTTAAGGGGTGTTTTATTAAAATTGCAAAAAGAAGGAATTGGATTTGTTGACGGTCAATTTGATATAAACGAAGCCTTAACACAAACTTCAGAAAAATTTGCTTCAATTAAAGATCCAGCCGAATTAGCAACATTAAAATCAAAATTATTTGGTACTGAAAACGTCAAAACTATTGACACTTTGTTAGCGCAACAGGACGTTTTAGTTGATTTAAACGGTAATTTATTAGAACATGGCAACGCCTTAGAACAAGCCGAAGTTGTTACAAGTACATTCAAAGGTGAACAAGAAAAACTTGACGCGGCTTATGGACGTGTAATTTTACAACTTGAAAACGGTAACGGCCAACTTTCAACAGCTGCAAAAAATTATATAGTAGCAACAACAAATTTATTAGGATTTATTGAAGCACTTGAAAAGGGTGAAGGTGTTATGGCGGCTTTAAATAAAATTGGGGCTGACTTTGCTGTTAATTTGGGTATAATGTCAAAAGATTCGTCTGACTTTACAGAAACTTTAGCAAATAACGCTGTAAACTTACAAGTATTAAAGGAAAAACTTGAATCAGGTGAAATTTCACAGAAAAAATATAATTGGGCTGTTAAAAATCTACTAAATGGATATAAGCCTTTAAACAAAGTTACTGAAGAAAACACAGCAATTGTTGAAGAAAACACAGAAGTTGTTGAAGAAAATTCAGGCGCTGTTGGGGTAAATGCAAATTCAATTAAAGGATATGAAGAAAGGATAAAAGCATTAAATGAAACTTTATCAACAACAGATTTAGGTTCAGATAAGTTTTTTGAAACAAAAAGACGTATTTCAGAATTAAAAGACGAATTAGGGGCTTTAAAAGCTGGGTTGAGTCCTGAAGATTTAGGCGAAACAATTGACCCCGTTAAAAGTTTAGGATTAGACAACGAAACAATTGAAAAAATTGGTGAAGGTGAAAAGAAAAAGACAGAAGTAATTGTTGAGGAAATGAAGGAACGAAACGCGAAGAAAAGAGAAGAAACAGCCGCAGACTTTGCCATGAATTTAGAAATGGAAAGGGCTTTTTCAGAAGCAAAAATTGAATTGGACCAACAAAATATGTTATCAGTTTTAGACTTAGCCGCTGCGGTTGCTTCAGCTGCGGGTGATAGTCAAGAAGCACAAATTGCCGCTTTAACATTTCAGAAATTAGCTGCTTTTGCAAGTATTGTAATTAATACACAAACAGCAATTGCAGCCGCAACAGCACCCCCGCCAATTGGTTTAGGTCCTATTTTGGGAGCTGGTTTAGTACCTGGATTAATAGCAAGGGGGGCAATTCAAGGCGGTATTGTTTTAGCAACAGCAATACCACAATTACAAAGTATTACACAGTCTAAAAAATTAAAGGACGGTGAAGTATTAATTGACGGTCCAGGAACAGAAACAAGTGACTCAATACCCGCTTTATTATCACGAAATGAATCTGTAATTAATGCAAAGAGTTCTAAGAAACACGCGGGGGCGTTAAGGGCTATAAATGACGACAGATTTGAACAATGGTTAGAATCTAAAGTAATGAATCAGTTACTTTATAGAGAAGTTAAAAAACAAATTTCTTCAGGATCTAAAAAGACAAATGAAGTTAGTTTTCCTGACGGTTTTAGGGTTACAAATCCTAATTCAATTTCAGGACCTATTGCAGAAGCTTTAAATGAACAAACTTTTTTAAATAGAAATAGTTATTAATGGGGTTAAGAATTACATTAGATACGACACAATTAAATGACCTTCCTAAAGGTTGGGAAAAGGCAAAATATAAGTCAAAACGTGACCCAAAAATTAAGGGTTTATTTACTATTTATGTAACTGATTTACAATTTTGGGGTGACGGGTTCGACTATATTGACGGGGTAATGTCTGCAAATTATTGTCAAACGATTGAAGTAACAATTGAATCAGATGACTGTCAGGCTGGAAATTGGGTTACTGAATTTAATGGAATTATTAAGCTAACAGAAATAACAAAGTTAGATATTGACCAAAGAATTATAACAACAAAAATATTTGACGAATCTTTTGGGGCGCGAATAAGCAATAATAAAAGTTTAAAGGCCTTAGTAAATGTTGGCACTTCAAAAAATGGCGAATCAATAACGCCTGTAACTTATGAAGACGTTTTTGTATTTGACCCAACAGCAAATTTTGCAACATACGAAGCAACAGCGCGTCAAATGTTTAGGGCGTGGAATTGTTTTCATTTTATAATTCAATATATTACAGACGGTGAAGTTGATTTTATTTCAGATTATTTTGACGTTGGGGGCGAAGGTTATAACACATTTATTACAAACGGTTCAGAGTTAAGAAAAGGCAACGGCAACGGTACACAATTAGAAATAAGTTTTAAAACATTATTTGCAGAATTAGACAAAAAATATAATTTATCTTTTGCTGTTGAGCCAAACCCGTCAACTTATACAAACCCTTACAGGGTCAGAGTTGAACCAACTTCATATTTTGAACAGGATGACGCGCAAATTCAATTAGATAACATTAGGGGTATTGATTTAGACTTTAACAAAGAGGCTTTATATTCTGACATTAATATTGGTTCAGATAATTTTAATGATGACGTTGCTTTTTCATACCCGCCTTTAAATTTTAAAACTTTTAGAGAAGAAAATTACACAATATTAGGACAATGTAATGTTGACAATACGCTTGACCTTGTTTCAAATTGGATAATAGACACAAATGTTATTGAAGACATTGTTGTTAATTCAGTTTCGAAATATGATGATAAAAACGCTATTGTTATGACTGACGACAATAACAAAGCTTTAAAATCTAAGCCCTATGGCGAACCCCTTTCAATTGGTGTTACTTCAGGTCTTACTTCAGCAAACAAACTAATAAGAACAACAGGAAGTTTTATTACTGACGGTGTTTCAATTGGCGATATGGCCGTAAATCTTGACACAGGGTTAAAAACAAATGTTACTTCAATTGATTCAGCTTTACAATTAGGGGTCACAGATGATTATTTTTCTTTAGGTAGTGAAAATTTTATTGTAAAAGACGGTCCTTTTGCTTATAATCAACCTTTAAATAATTATAATGTAGTAAGTAGGTATTTGGGCGGGTTGCCTAATTCAGTTGTTAAATACCTTTCAACTTCGTCTTCTGCTAATTTTTGGGCTAAAATTACTTCAAGTGTTGTTGATACTGTTTATCCCGCGACAATTTCGCCTGTTGAATATGATGACGATTCAACCCCGCCATTTTTTGACGATGGCAATAATTACGATACTTCAGGTTTTTATTATGACGTTCCTAATTCGGGTTTATACGGGTTTTTAGCAACGGCTGTATTTAAATTAAACGGTCAATTAGACACAACTTCATTAATTGTAAACGGTGACTTTAGCGCAACCCCAGCTTCAACAGGTTGGTCTTATTGGCAATCAGGCGCAAATATAACAAACTTACAAGGTTACACTCACACTTTTGGCGGTGCTGGAATAAACAACTTATTTTTAAGAAGTAATTCTATAAACTTTCAAGCTAATAGAATTTATATATTACAGTTTAATTGTGTTGTTGATTGTGGCGCTATAAGAATTAATTCTCCTTTTGCTTCAGGTGACACTTATGTTACAACTTCAGGCCTTAAAACAGTTGTAATTGATTTAACAAATATTGGTAATTTATCTTTACCTACTAATTTTGAATTTAGATTTGAATATGTAACAGGCCAAACAGGTTTTTGTTTTAATAATTCAAAAGTTCAAATTGATAGCGTTGAAATATACGCAACCCCAAAATTTGAAATTACTCAAACAATAGAAAGACGAAGTTCAGCAAATGTTTTATTACAAAGCTTTACAACTTCTTATGAAAAGGTTTTTGGTTTAAATCAGGTCCAGGACATAGATTATTACGAAGCGCAAAATACATTTTCAATATTTAAAAATGAAAGGGTAAGGGTTAAAATAGAAATAAACGGGGTTACAGGGTCTAATTTGCAAAGTGAATTATTACCTGTTATGATTACGGGGGCTTTTAGTGATCCTGAATATACAAGTTTAAAAACTATTTCAGTTGATGACGGTGGGGGCGACATTTTACCTGTAAATCCAAATGATTTTCCTATATATAAATATGAATTTAAAAAGGCCTTAACATTTGAACAATGGAAATTATTAAAAGACGACCCTAAAAGTGCTGTTTTGTTTTCAAATACTGAAAATAATCACCTTTTTGGTTGGCGTAATTCAATAGAATATGATAGAAGGACTTCAGAAACGTCTTTTGTATTAAGAAGTAAAAAGAAAATAAACACAAATTGTTAAAAATATGAGTTTAAGCAGAATAAACAATCAATTAGTAAAACTTTACACACCTGAAGAAACAACGTTTAATGAACAAACGGGAAAATGTAAATGGTTTGAAAAATATTATCAAAAAGTTACGTGTGAAGATGTGACCCAAATAGTTTTACAAAGTGAAGCAATTTTAACAGACAATTTAAGTGATGATCCAATTGTTGACAATGTTCAGGCGGGGGCAATAACAGCTGAAGCAACAGACAAATTAATTGATTCGGGGGCTGACTTTGACGGCACAGGGGGTACAGGAAATGAAGTTTATGTTGGAATGACTGTTAAAAATACAGATACAGACCAATTTGCAACAATTGTAAGTGTTGATTCAGCGACACAAATAACACTAAGCACAGATATAATGAACTTAGTAAACCCTAATTATTCAATTTCTTATTATGAAATAGACGGCAATGTTAGTTTTGGAACGAATGAAATTCAAAAAACTTCAGGTTTTACAGGTAGTATTGAACAAACAAATGTTTTAGAAGTTGGCGGGTTTTATATGTATGAATTTGATATTAGTAGCTTTGAATTTTCTTCTTATTCAGATTCAATAACAGTTAAAATTGGCGGTCAAACTGTTGCCGTTTTAACAGCTGAAGATGATCCAACAGGAACTTTAACTTTTTACGGTAATGCAGCAAACACAGCTGACATTTCAATTGAATTTGATTCAAATATTGTTGCAGACCTAACAAATTTTAATATTTACAATGTTACTAAGCCTGTTTTTTATATTAAGGATTGTGAAACAGATGAAACAGTTTACACTTCAATTGATGGCGATATTGACGCCTCTTTTGTTTCTGAACAGGTATTATTAAAAATAGACTGGTCCAATTTATTAGACGGTTATGACTGTAATTGTGGCTGTTATTATATCGAAATACATGAAGACGTTGCTTATTCAGAAGCCGTTTTTAGAACTGATTGTTTTCAATTATGCGAAAGTTTTGAATGTAATATTAAGCTTACAGGGTCAAATAATGACAACGCCTTTGGAATTGATTTTGTTGGCCTTAATTATGAACCTGTTTTAAGGGTTGACGGTGGTTTAGAAACACCTAAATATAATGGTGATAAAGAAAATGAAGAAGATTCAGCGGGTGTAAGTAAAACGCTTTATTTTAAATCTGAAAAAGAAGTTGGCTTATTTATTTACGCGCAACCTGAACACATTCACGATTTTATTCGTTTATTAATAGGATATGACAATTTATATATTGAAGACGTTGAATATTTAGCTAAAGAAGCAAGTTATTCACCTGAAGGCGAAAGATTAGCGGGAAAATTGTTAAGTTTGTATAACGCAACAACTAATTTAAGGCTTAAAAACGACTTAAACGAAAATAAATACTGTTAAAATAAAGAAATACAAAATATTGTTAGCCAAAGAAGTGAAGACTTAAAACTTAATTAAAATTAATAACTAAAAATAATACAAACATGAGTTTATATTGTGATACTCCGTTACCTGTCTTTGCTGAAGACATTTGTGCGAATGAAGAAGGTAGAATAATTGCTTCAGTTCTTTTAAGAAGTGACCACGCAATTACTGACCCAACTTCAAAAGCTCAATGGGATGCTGGATTGGCGAATGGTACAGTAGTTATTATCAAAAATGTTAAAGGTTCAAAGCCTAAAGGTTCACCCGTTCAAGTTGATGGCTATGGCCGTCAAAAAACGAGGACTGTTGGTTATGAACGTACAGCACAATATTCACACCCTGACGTTGTTGGAAATGAAGATTTTTATGACGTTTTGAACTTTAATAGTTCTTATTCTTACGCTTATTTTACGGCTGGGAATAAGGTTTGGATGCCGCCAAGTGATAACCCAATTGCTAACTTTGACGCTGACGTTGTTGTTGAAGAAGGTTTGGACAGTTCAATTTATTTTGACGTTGCTGTTAGTTGGGCTGCACAGGATATGCACACCGCATACGATGCGCCAACAGGTGTTTTTGAATAATAGTTAAATACTACGAATTAAAACCCGCTTATTAGATAGGCGGGTTTTTTTATATGAAATATTTTATTATATTTGCTTTGCTTTTTTATTTAACCTTAGCTATTTAGGTATAAAAATAGAACGTTCTTTAAATTTAAACAGGTGGCCTAATCCACCTGTTTTTTTATTAAATAATTTTGTATATTTGTCTTATGATTGATGAATACTTTAAAGAAAAAGCCAAAGAAAAGAAAAAACAAATTCTTTTGAGTTGGAAAAAGTTCTACCTGGATTACAATAATGAATATCAGGCTGGAAAAGTTGAACGACAGTTAGAAAGACTATGAACGGGATCTTATTAATTGGAATGGGTAAAAACTATTCCAAAATGGCTTATAATATGGCCTTATCTATTAAGCGAAAAGAACCAAATTTACAAATTGCAATTATTACAGATGAAACAGATACTTCAATATTAGAAGTTTTTGACCATATAATTGAACCTGAATTAGACGACTATTTAGAGGGCGTACAATTCAACCCTTTTAAGCTTAAAACTTTTATTTATAATTACAGCCCTTTTGACAAAACTATTTATTTAGATGTTGACGGTATTTGTTTGACTAAGTTTGATAAACTATTTGAACATGACTTTTTAATTCAAGAAGTTGCAAGGTATAACAGCGAAAATTGGGATAAGTGCGCTATGGTTTGGGTAAGGAAGGCAAATAAGCACTTAAAAGACATTTACGAGGCCTATAAACTACCTTTAGAAACTTTTTACCCTGAATATAATAGTAGCTTTATTCTGTTCAGTAAAAGCGCTAAAAATAAGAAGTACTTTAAACAGGTCCAAAAAAATTATATGGATAGAAAGTTAGATTTTAAGCCAATTGGGGGGCGTTACCCTGATGAATTGGCCTTTAACTTAGCTTCAGCGCAATTAAATCATTATTCAGATAACGAAAAAATTAAGCCTATTTACTTTCAATGGGAAAATAAAACTTTACCCTTAGGAGATATTGAAAAGAAATATAATTTTTTGGGAATGGCTGGGGGTCACCATTCAAACAGGTTAAAACATATTTACGAAATAACTGTAAAACAATTTAGCCCTTATTGGAAATTTGAAAGTAAAAAGAAAATATTTCACGAAAAATAAAATAATGGCTAAAAACTGTATTACATTTAGTATAAAAACAGAATTTAAAAACGTGATTTGTATTGATGAAAATTGCACTTCATGCAAAGAACCAATTGACTTATCAGGTTATATAATGATAATAAACGGTAAAAAAGTTGCTGTTTTATTATGTGAAAATTGTTATAAGGAATTTGAAGAAATAAGAAACAGGCCAAAAGCCTATGAAACAGTAGTTAAACACAAACCTAAATTTGGGTTTGAAAGTATTAAAATTTATCTAAATTAAAATGAAAAGAAAAACACCAAACAGAAAACAAAACAAAGTTAATAGGTTAGAAAATATACAAAAATGGGTTGACCTTTATTTGAATGAAAACGATTTACAAGGGAGTTTTGAAAGCTTTGTAAAAATTACAGGTAAAGGCAAAAAATCATTTGCTTATGGAGTAATAAAATTAAAAACAACTTTTAAATTATTGCCTTATTTAGATTTAACCTTTAGACACAAAAAACCGTTTAACTGTTTAGTTGAATTGACTTTTATTAAATGGAAATTATTTATAAAAATTGGATAAAGTAACAATAATAATTCCTGTTCACAACATTATTAAGCGCGGTTTTAAACGTGTTTTAAATTCTGTTCAAAGTTTAGAACTTCAGCAAAGTTATTTAGATGAAATAATTGTTGTTGATAGTTCTGAATTAAGACAGTTTGAAATGCTTAACGACCTTTTAAAACTTACTAAGGCCAAACATTACCATTTACCTTTAGACAACTTTAATAAGCCTAAACTGTTAAATTACGGTATTAATAAAGCTGAATCAAAATTTATTATGTGTACAGATTCAGATTATATTTTTAGAAAAGACTTTTTAAAAGAATGTGAAAGGGTAAGGGGTGAAAAAGTAATTATATTTAAAGAAGTTAAAATGTTGCCCCCAATTTCTAACATTAATTTGTCCAGGATCAAAACTTGGAATTTTCCAAAGTCTAAATTTAACCAATGGAAAAAGTTAGCTAATGGGGCGTGTCAATATGCTACAAAGAAATTCTTTACTGAAAACCCTTATTTTGAAGAAATGGAAGGTTTTGGGGCAATGGATAATTTAACAGCTTATGTTGCTTATAATAAAGGCCTTAAAATACATTGGTTAACACAAAGCGAAATATTGCACCAATACCACCAAATTGAAAATAAAATGGGTGGGACTAATAAGAAAAAATTCAATAAGAATCAACAAGTTTTAGAAAAATATAGGAAAAAATACAATTTACCTAAACTTTTAAAATAAAAATAACTATTTTTGTTTATTAAGAAGCCTTTCAAATGCTTGAAATTTGAGTTGATAAACTTAAATTATGCCAATAGTAAATAAGATTAATCTTCAAAATGAAGGGCAATTAAATCAGATAATTGCTGGTTTAGTAACCGATAAAATTTATCACCCTAATTATTCTGACAACGCTGAACAGGCTGAAGAAATGGCCGTTCACTTAAAAGGTAATAGGCCAACGCGAATTTTAGAAACTTACAGACCTAACGAACCTGAACAAATAAAAAAATATAGGTTAGAGGTTTACGAACCAATAACAAAAAGTCAAGGTAAAAGGATTGTAAATGTACTTTCAAAAATTCAACAATCTTCAAATTATAATATTGAATTTCCTGAACAAAAAAACATTGCTGAAGACGAAAGTTTAAAAGCTTATACAACAAAAGATTTTCCAATTTTTGGGTCTGTTGAAAGTTGGGGTTTTGACGTTGCTTTGAAACAGGGTTTAATTGACGCCAACGCGGTCTGTATTATTAAGCCTTTGGAAATTCCTGAAGACAACACAACCTATTACAAACCTTTTCCATTTATTTATAGGTCGGATCAAGTTTTAGACTATGGCCTTAACTATTTTATTTTATTAGAGGACGAAAAGAACGTAATAAATAACACAGAATTAAATATATGGTGTATTGTTACAGATAAAGAAATATTAAAAATAAAACAAGTTGACCCCAAAAATTTAGGGCGTGTTGAAATTGAGGTTTTATTTAAGTATGATTTTAAAGATGTTCCTGGATTCTTTTTAAAGGGCGATTATAGAGAAGAAACAGTTCCTTTTGCTTATGATTCTTTTGTAAGTGGTGTTTTACCATATTGGAATAAGGCCATAAGATTGGATTCAGACCTTGACGCGCAATATAATCAACACTTATTTTTAGAACGTGTTGAAATAGAAGTTGAATGTGATGAAGGTTGTTCGCCAAAATCAATAACTGAAAAAGTTAGAGGGTTTACAAAGGTTGAAAACGGTGAAGAAAAATTTGTTTCATGTTCGCGATGTAATGGTAGTGGTTGGATAAATGGCCGAAGCCCTTATGGAGTTACAACAGTAAGAAAAGACGCTTTTGAGGGTGAAAAAACTGACTTTCCTGGCGTTACTTATATTGATAAGCCAATTGACATAGTTCAGTTAACAGAAGATAAAGTTGCAAAACAAATTTCTTCAGGTTTTCAAGCCATTAACTTAGATATAATTGACAAAGTTGGGGCGAATCAAAGCGGGGTGGCTAAAACAATTGACCGTTCAGAACTTGAAAGCTTTTTAAATAAAATTTCTGACAACCTATTTGACAATATTCTTTATAATTCTTATAAATTTATTTCAATTTGGAGATATAATTTAGTTAATCAGGACCTAATGCCAACAATAAACAAACCAACTAAATTTAATACATTTAGCGAAGTTGTAATGGCTGAAGAAATGAAATTTTTAAAAGAAGCGGGGGTAAATCCTAATACATTGGTTCAAATGGAATTAGATTTTATTGCTAAAAAGTTCCCGAATGATATTGAAAAACAAAAATTCAATTCTAATATTATTGACCTTGACCCTTTAAGTGATAAATCTGAAGAAGAAAAAGCTGAAATTGTTTTAACAGGTGGGACAACCCGACAAAATTACATTATTTCAACTAATATAAGAAGCTTTATATTAACAGCAATTGAAAATGATCCTGAATACTTAGACAAAGCAAGAAGCGAAAAAATAACAATATTAAAGGCTTTAGCAGACGAATTAACAACACAGGCCGTAACAATTACAGATAATAATGGCGATACCGAAGAAATTGAACAAACTTCTTAATAATAGAATTTCTTTAATTGACGACACAGTTGACCAATTTAGGGTTGAAGACGTTGAAAAGAAACTATTTCAGGACCTTAAAAAATACCTTTTAAAAGAATTAGATTATGATGACAACGGTAAAATTAAGTCAAGTTTAAAGAATTTAAAAGTAACACAAAAGGCAAAACCAATTAGAAAAATATTAATTTCTGACGCTTATAAAGCCAAAGTTGGTAAATATATTGCAACATTTAACAAGGTCCGAACTTTATCAGACGAATATATAAAAGAGTTATAAAATGCCTGATTTTACAAACCTACAATTATACGATGAAATTTTAGAGTTTTCAAAACAAAGCGCGGCTTTAAATTTATTAGAAGCTGGGGTTGACACTAATTTTACTCAAAAGATTTTAGAAGTTTTAAATTCGTCTGTTGTTTCTTCAGGCGATATTGATGACTTAATTGCAGAATTAGAACAATTTATTACAGGTGGTTCAGAAGGTGTTGGGGCTTTACAAAGATATGTAAGTCAAGTTTCAAGTGATTCACTTACACAATTTAACGCCACTTACAACCAAACAATTACACAGGACTTAGAAATTGAATTTTATAAGTACACAGGAACTAAAATAAGCGATACAAGGGCTTTTTGTGTTGACTTCATGCAACAATATTTTCATAAAAAAGAGGTTGAAAAATTAGGCGAAGCAATAAACCCTTTAACAAATAAAGGCTTAACACCACAACAATTAAAAGGCCGTATAAACGGGACTAACAAAAGTTCAATCTTTATTAATAGGGGTGGTTGGAATTGTAGGCACTTTTTTAGCCCTATTTCACCCCGCTTTGTCCCTAAAAATGTACTAATAAGAAATGTAAAAAACGGTAATTGGCAACCTAACGAAAGGGAAACAAGGTTATTAGTTTAAAATAAAATTCTGTAAAATAGTATATTTACAAAATAAACTAACTATATTTGTATAAACTATAAATTTTTAAATATGAGTTCAGTAAAAAAAATGCAAACAATAACTTTAGTTGACATAAGTAGGTCAACAGAAGGGAAAATGTTTGAAACTACTATGAGCCTTGCAATTTATAATAAGCAAAAGGCAAAAGGCAAAATTGGTCCTGAATGGATTGAAAAAAGTAAAATCAAAAGTATTGACGTTACTGAAGTAAATGATCCAGCCGAAGCAATAACAGAAGTTGTTGAAGAAGTTGAAACAGTTGAAGAAACTGTTGTTGAAGAAGAAAAAGTTTCTTATTCTGAAATGACAAAACCCGAATTAGTTGCTGAATTAGAGGCAAGGGGTATTGAATTTAATCAGAATGATAGAAAAATAATATTAATTGCATTATTAACTGAAGCGGATAACGCTTAAAAAATCTTTTTGTTATGGCTAACAAAACTCTGAAAGGCTTTCTTCAAGAAGTCTTTGAATCAATAGAACTTGAAGGATTTAATATTGAGGATGTTCCCGAAATGGAATTACCTGAAAACGTAAGTGAAGAATTTCATAAAAAATTTTTGACTTTTGCAGCTGCAAAAAACAACCCCGACATAATGGGACACTTTAAAGGTAAGTATTTAAGTTCTTTGGACTTGAAAATTAAAAAGGCCATTGGTGAAGAAAAATTTGCAGAATTGAAAGAACAGGAGCCTGACAGCTTAAAGTTATTTGACTTGGCTGTTGGTAGTATTACAGAAGACTTAAAAACAAATTCAACGTCTTCAGATAATAAAGCTTTTGAAAACTACAAAAAACAAACTATTAAGGAAATTGAGGAATATAAACTTAAAGTTGCAGCTTTAGAAACACAATCTGAAAAAGCTGTTAATGAAGAAAGTTCAAAATGGCTTAATAGGTTACAAGAGGCAAAAATTAACGAAATACTAAGCGGCAAAAAGTTTAATTCAACTTTACCCGCTGACGATTTAAAATATTTGATTAGAAACAAATTAAATTCAAGTCCTTACTTAATTAAAATGGACGAAGATTTAACCTTTAAAATCTTCAACAGGGAAAACCCTGAAGCTGAAGCAATAAAAGAGGGTAAAAATGTTACTATTGACGAAGTTTTAAATGAATTGTCTTTGCCATATATCGCCAAAAATAATGAGGCCGCGACAACTGAAGAATCTGTAAAAACAAAACAGACCATAACAGTTGACACAAAAACGGCTTCAGATGTTGACGGGCGATTTATTCCAGGACACCCCGATTACGGGAAAAATTAAGAGGTCTTTTAGAAGCCTAAAATTCTAAAGTAAAATTAATAATTAAATACTTTAGAAAAATGAGTTATAATAGTAATGGTGTTTTTACAGCGGGAACGTGTTTAGACAACCTGATTCAATTAGAATCAATTCAAGGCGGTGACTTCTCTGCTGCAAAAAAAAGAAGTAAAATTGGTTATTTAGAGGCGATAACTTCACCTTTAAATAAAATGGGAATGGCACAAATTCCTGTTCAAGAAGGATCAAAAGAACGTTTAGTGCAAGTTAGATGGGGTCAACGTGCAATAACAAGTCAAGTTAATACAACAGATGACGGGACGTGTGACACAGATGATTTTCCTGACTTTAATTCAACAACTTTTAGCGTGACTAAATACGTTGATACAAAGTTTGCAATGGACATGAAGCAATTCAAAAAAGTTTGTATGGGTCGTTCAGAATTTTTTGACGATGTTATTATGCGAAGATTTGACGCCTTAGCGAAGACAATTAACGGTGAATTGTTAACTGAACAATTAACTAACTTTGGTGTTAATCATGCAACGGGTTCAAGTGCAACAAAATCTGTAACTGTATTTCCAGCGGCAACGGGTGCGCCTAATGCGTCTGCCTTACAGGAATTAATGTCTGACTTTGAAGTTGAAAATGAATTTGTAGGAACACCGATTATAATTGGTGCGGGTAATATTTACAAATTTTGGAAAACTTTAGAGGTTGGATGTTGTAATGATGCGGGAATAAATATGTTAGACCTTTCAAATTCTTTAGGTTGGGCGCCATTTGTTGACAAACAAGTTGACACAATTATTGGGGCAAACCAATTTATTATGATGGAACAACACGCGGTTCAATTTGTGCCTTTCAACGATTACGTTGGTGAAGATGCAACTTCAGCTGGTGATTCTGTTGCAAGGGGTACAATTACAGACCCTAAAACAGGTGTTACTTATGATATTAAAGTTTTACAGGATGATTGTAGCGACAAATGGAACGTAATAATTTCATTACACTATGATATTTTCTTTACACCTTTAGACCAATATCAAGTTGACGATCCTTTAAGAGGTTCAAACGGTACTTTAAGATATACAGCTGCAACAAGCTAATTTTAAAACTACTAATAAAAAGGGGGTGTAAAAAGCCCCCTTATTTAAAAACCTAATAAATGAATTGTTTAGATAATTATATTGGCCTTAAAGGTTATTGTTCAGAAGTTACGCCTGAAAGTGGGCTATATATTAACGACTTATCAGGTATTGATTTAAAGCTTTTAGCGAATATTTCAAACCCTGACCAGCCAAGTTATAAAGAAGTTTGGGAAAGTTTATATACTAAGTCAGTTAATCAATTACAATCAGACGTTTTAATACGTTCACAGAAATTTTTTAAAACAAACATTTTATTAGCTAATTCAATTACGGGGTTTTATGAAGACCCTTTTGAAACAGAAACTTCTTCAAATCATTTAAAAGGTACAACTATTGAAGTTGATTATAACACTTCAAAATATATAAGTATATTTTTAAATCATGTTCAACTTTATTTGTCAAGCGCTGTAAACGGCAATATTTACATTTACAATCTAATGAACGGCCAATTATTAGACACAATTGCTTTTACAGGTTCTATTGGTAATAATATTATTAATATTAATAAGAATTACAAAACATACGGCCAAGAAACTAAAATTTTCGTTTGCTATGACGGCAATATTGGAAATTCAATAAAAACTGACAATGTAGGCTTAACAGAAATTGCAGAAACAAGGGGGGCAAAAATAACAGTAGGGTCAACGGTCCTAAAAGATAATTTAACTTTAGACGGTGACAGTTATGGATTAATTGCAAACTTTAATTTGAAATGTGATATTTCTGAATTTATTTGCACGTCAAAAGACTTGTTTAAAATGGCTTTTTATTATTTAATAGGGGCTAACATACAATTTGAACGGTTAACGTCTAACAGGTTAAATAAATACACTCTAACGAAGACACAGGAAGAAATTAAAGACCTACATGACGAATATAAAGAATATTATGAAAAACAATTAGACGTTATTTTAGATAATTTAAACCCTAATTCGGATCAAATTTGTTTTAGTTGTAATAAAGCACGAAGTTATAAATATTTAAACCCTTAAATTATGGCCTGTTCAAAATGTAATAAGAAAAAAGGACGTGTAAAAAGTACGTCAAAAAATAACAACTTAAAAAAAACAACAATAAGAATTAAAAAGTAATGAGTCAAACACTTAGACAAGCTTCAGACGATATTTTAAAAGGCCTTATGCTAACAAGTATGGTAGCCCGTAAAGTTGCGTCTGATTTACACACTTTGTCTTTTGACAGGATATTTACACAGGGGCTAAATGCTTCAGGTTCTCAAATTGGAACTTACACACCTTTTACAATTCGTAAGAAAAAAGAAAAGGGGCGTTTTACAAGTTCAAAAGTTAATTTAAGGGACACCGACAAATTAGCAAATTCTTATTTATTCCATTGTACAAGTAACACAAATTGCAATATTGGGTTTGCCAATATTAGTAGGGGTGACGGAAAAACAAACAGCGAATTAAAAGTAAAATTAGAAAACCAATATGGTGACATTTTTGGATTAACAGCAAAAGAAGAAGGCGAAATTGATGAAATAATTGCAGACTTTTTAGACAATATAAATTTTTAAAATATGTGGAATCAAGGGGCAACAGACATAAATAATGACAATACAGCTTTAGGGCTTACGCCTGATTCAAGTTTAGTTAATAAATTTTCATATTTATTAAACGCTTCAGCAGCTGGTGGCGAACAATTAATTTCAAGTTTTGGGGGTTCTTTTAACCCAACAACAGACGTAATGAAAACGGCTCAAACATTTACAATTACTTATGACCAAACTGTTGACGGTTTAGGACAAACAGGCGCAACAATATTATTAATAACTTATATTGATGAAAATTATAATGAAGTTTCAGCAATACATACTTTAGGAAATACGGGAACAGATGTAACAAGTTTTACAGGTTTGGGAATAAACAGGGCGTTAGTTTTTTCAAATGGTGGATTAGGTTGGAATGCTAATGATATTACATTTACAGCAACAACAGATAGCACAACACAGGCACAAATTCCAGCAACAGATTCAGTAACTCAACAAGCAATTTATCATACAGCAATAAGTTATAATTTACTTACTAATTGGCTTGAAATTAACGTTGCTAAATTAGCTGGTGGACAAGCCCCAAACATAACAGTAAAAGGTTATTCATGGTCAAGAGTAACACAAACAAGGTACGAAATATTTAGAAAAGATGTTAAAACAAGCGTTTCAACAGATTTGGAAGTTCAACCACAGCAACCTTTCCCAATTGGGGGGCGTGAAGTTATTTATTTTGTAATAGATACAGACAGGGATGCAACAAATATTAATTTAAGATTTTCGGGAAAACTTAAAAAATCTCAACCGCAATCATGATTGAAATAAATGACATATTAGCTTTAATTAATACAGCCTTATCAGGTCACTATTTTAAAGATATTACTTTTTATAAAGTTGCTGAATTAAAAAAACAAAATTCAGAAGACCAAATTGAAAGGCCTTATGTTTTTCAGGGCGACGGTAATTATTCTTTTGTCCAGGACGACACAAAGGGGCTTATTGTTTATCATAGAATTTTAGATTATACAACAGAAGAAGATAATGACAGCGGATTTGGCCGTAACCCTATGACAGTTGAAAAATATTTAATTAGGTCGGTTTTTTATGGTAATAAGTCGGCAATTAATAAAAGTTGTGAGGATCTAAATTTATTATTAGTAAAAGAATTTAGAAGCTTATTGCCTCGAAGGATTGAAGGGTTAATTGATAGCAATTCTTTAAAAGTTACAAAAAATATAATTAATCAAAAAGAATTATCTGAAGACGAAGGCCTTACACTTACGCCTGAAAATATATCTTTTGCAATAGAATTTGAATTTACATTAAAAACAACGCGTAATTGTGTTGATTTAAGTTGTGATTCTGAAGTTGTTGCGCCTTGTAAACCCGCAACAATTACAGATTCAGACGGTGTAACAGAAGTTGAAGTTCCTTCAGGTGGTAATTTTAGCTGTACACCTTGCGCCCCTTGTGAGGATGCAACGGTTGAAAATAGTGATTCAAGTTATCAAACAACTGTTGCAAGTGGTGGAACTTTGGTATTACCAGATATTACATTTACAGACTCAGACGGCACACAGTCAAGCGTTCCAAGTGTTAAAAACATAACGGCTACGCCTTGTGTTGCTCCGAGCGGAATTGCTTATGACAGACCACGTGCTTCGGGTGCAAATGTTATTTATGTTGATTATGACGATGTTTGGAATGTAGAAAACAGACCATATCCAGACCCACCATCAAATCCATTATATATTCAAAGGCTTGACGAAAATGTTGGTATTTTTAATAGATATAGGTTTTTAAAATATGATAATATATTTGCTTCAAAAGATAGATTTACAGACCCTATCGGTGGGACAGATTACTCTGGGCAAGGTGCAGGGATAGACCATTTAACGGGTATAATGAATAAGTATGAGTTATATGGGGGAACTTTTACAGAGGCTATTACATACGCTGAGTCTTTAAATTCTTCTGTTCATCTTGGTTATAATAATTGGCGTGTTGCTAATATAATGGAAGTTTTCGCATATTGGAATGGGGCGCAAAGGTTTTCATCTTTAGATATTGTTACTAATCAGCCATCGGCTGTTAATGTAGCTTCAAGCACAACACGGTACGACTCAACAACGGTTTGTCATCGTGTACTTTATACAACGGGAATATCTACAGTAAACAAGACAAGCGATAGTTGGTTTTTAATCGTTAGAAATCATTTTTAATTAAAAATTATGGCAAAAAGAAGATTTGAAGAAATAAAAAAAGGACGTATAAAAGACACGTTTGGAATAAACCCAAATATTGATTTGCAATGGAATAGAGAAGTTTTTAACCCTTTCAATTTACCAAGTGCATTGCACGAATGGAATTATCAAAATGCAACTGATGTAGGTACTACTGTAACGGCTATTGATACAGGTAGCATTGGGGGGTTTGATATGACTAACCCAACGGCAGTTGAAAAACCTACACTAACATCAAATGGTTTTGGTTTTAGTGGTTCACAAGGATTAAAATATAATACAAGTGCTTTTAGGAGTTCAGATGCAAGTGGGGTTGTACACACATTAGTTTATTTTGATGCTAACAATATGCAAACATTTGCTACGGCAGACAGTGCAAGTGAATTGTCAGATAGGTATAGATTTATCGTAGTATCAGAAAATTCAAGATTTCAAATTTGTAAGTCTGGGTCAATAGCAAATCAAATAACTACTGCAACATATAGTGGATGGAAGTTAGTTAGTATCGTTAATAATGGAATTGACAACTTCCACTATATTGATGGCGTAGAAATATTATCGTTTTCCGTTGATAATGTAGGTGGTAATTGGTTTAATCAAATATCTGCAAACGATAACATATCTATAGGTGTTACATATCGTTTAACTCCTATTTATGGGACAGGAAATGTAAAATATGTAGCTTATTGTGGTTATGTAAGTAAAGCATCAGCAGAAGCTGATATGAATTTAATTTTGAATTCTGGATTATGATAGTAGCAGAATATAATACAATAGAAGAATATAAAGAAGCTAATTTAAAGGCTCATAATACTTGTATTGGTTTAGATAACTACAATTCGCCAATGTATGCAAGTGAGAACGGTATAATGTCTGTTAACGATACTTATTTGCTTCATTTACTACCACAGTTTAAAAAAGAATTAAAAGAGGCTGGATTCAATTTTGTTGAAATAGAAAACAGTTATATAAAAGTAATTGAATTGTAAAATGAACGACAAAGAAGAAAAAGAGTTAATAAAAGACGCAAAGAAAACCTTTCGTAATTGGACTATAACTTTTCTATTATCATCAATAGTAGGTGCAACGGCTTTTTATTTTAATACTACTTATGTTCAGGCTCAAAATACGGAGCAAATAAAAGAAAATACAAGTGAGTTAAAGAAAATAACAACAATACCAAAGTTAAACGAAAAGCAAATAAAAAACTTAGAATTACAAGTTACTGAAATAAAAGAAAATCAAAAAGAATTTCAAAAAGAAACAAAACAAAGCATTGAAGATATAAGAAAAACAAACTTAAAAATGTTGGAATTGCTTTATCAAATAAAACAACAAAATAATAATTAATGAAAAAGTTTGAATTTGACGTATTAATTGAAAGGACCAAAAGAGAAAAAACACAAACTTTAGGCGAATTAACAATTTATCAGGATAGAATTAAACCAATTTACGACTGTAAAACTTTAGAATTAGAAGAAGATAAAAACGCCAAAAGGGATGACTGTATTCCTGTTGGAATTTACGAAGTTGTAAAAAGACATTCAGCGAAATATGGTTTTCACTTTCATATTTTAGGGGTTGAAAATAGAAGTTTTATATTAATTCACGCGGCCAATTATTCGCGCCAATTATTAGGTTGTGTTGCTGTTGGTAAAAAACATATTGATATTGACAAAGACGGGTTAAAAGATGTTACAAGTTCACAGGCCACAATTAAGGAATTAAATAAATTACTACCTAAAAAATTCACTTTAAAAATTATATAATGAAATTATTCAACGATATATTAAAAGAAACGTCTGACGGCAAATATTCAAGTAAAAAAGTTTGGGGGGCTGTTATTATGATCCTGGTTTGTTCAGCTTTTATTTTAGACGGCTTACACTTTTACAAAGCAAATGAAACTTTATTTAATACAATGCTTTTAACAGGGGCGGGGCTAATTGGTTTACATACGTTAAAACAAACATTTAAAAAAGATGCTTAAAAAGTATTTTGAATTTATAATTATTGGTTTGTTGATCCTGTTATTTGTTCAGGGGTTTTTAAATTCACCTGAAGGAATAAGCGAAAAAGAAAAGGATTATTTGATTACTATTAACAGCCTTGAAAATGATAAAACCCAACTATTAAAAGAAAATAGTAACTTAGAGGCTAAAATAAACACTTTTAAAGATGATTATAAAAAAATTGATAGTGTTACTAATGCTTACAGCAATAACCAGCTTGACAGCTTTTTCACAGACTTTTTCAACAGATAGCGTAAAATGTTTTAATTATTCACAGTTAAGAAAAATAACAGCTGAATTAAAAAAGGGCGAAATTTGTGACAGCATTACACAATTACAACAACTTCAAATAATGAATTTTAAGGACGTTTTAAAAGTTAATGATAAGATTATACTTGAAAACAATAAAAGGTTGTCAGAGGTTAAAAAAACACTAAACAAAACAGAATTAAAACTAAGGATTAGTAAACGTTTAACAATGTTTGGCGTTCCTGTTGCTTTTGGTGCTGGAATATTAACAGTAATATTATTAAAATAATATGTTTCAAAAAAACCAACAAAGAAGCCTAACAGCTGAAGAAGCTTTAAGCTTAGGGCTTGAATTAAATATACATGAAGGCAATAAAAAAACAAGGTACAGAATTAATGACGAACAATATAAAAAAATATTACATGACAGAAATCAGGGTATAATTGACGCCTGTAATGAACATAAAGTTGACCCTTCAACGCCTAAATTTCTTTGGCTTAAAAATAAAAATTCGTCAATACCAACACAAAACCCACTTTATGAAGCGCCTGAAGTAAAAGAATTAAAAGAAACGATTTTAGAAGCTTTTGACGGTATTTTAAATAAATACACTAACAATGTAAAGGCAAAACCATTTAAGCCCCTTAAATTAGATGAAAAACGCGCTATTAAGGTCACTTTAACTGATAGTCATGTTGGAATGAATGTAAACCCCGATAATAACGCTTTATTTCAATATGAATATAATGCTGAAATTTATAGAAATTCGATGAATAAAGTTTATTGGTCAGTAATAAAAGAGTTTAACACTTATGGAACTTTTGACCAATTATTATTTGATGACTTAGGCGATTTGGCTGACGGTTGGAACGGTTACACAACGAGGGGCGGGCATGATTTACCCCAAAATATGACTAATTCAGAAGTTTTTGAAGTTTGTGTTGATAGTAAAGTTGAAATAATTAAAAGGTTGGTTGACGCTAAAGTTGCAAATAAAATAATATTAAGATCCATAACAAATGACAACCACGCGGGGGACTTTTCGTTAATAATAAACTTAGCAATTAAGAAAGTAATTAATTTATTATACAATAAAGAAGTTGTTGAAGTAGATATTTTAACCCGATTTATTGAACATAGGACATACGGCAAACATTGCTTTGTCTTAACTCATGGTAAGGATAAAAAACAAATGAATAGAGGCTTACCAATTCATTTAAACGATAAGGCTGTCAGACTAATAAACGACTATATTGAACACTATGAAATTGACAGTAAATTTATTCACGTTGAAAAAGGCGACTTACATCAAATAGGTTACGAAAAAACAAAACGTTTTGATTATAGAAATTTTATGAGTTTTGCCCCGCCTTCTTCATGGGTTCAACATAATTTTGGTGATTCTTACGCTGGATATTCAATTCAGATAATACCAAAAAATACAAATGAAATAAGTCACACAGATTATTTTTTAGAATATGACAAACGAAAAAATTGAAAACTATTTAGAGGACCTGAAAAAAGAATTGATTAAAAAGAATACAATTTACGGTGATTCTTTACAGAACCCAATTCAAATTTTTCAAAAAGATAAGGTAAACGGTATCTTAGGCCGTATTGACGACAAATTAAACAGAATTAAGACAGTTGGTATTAATAAAGATACTGAAGACACCATAAAAGACTTAATTGGCTATTTGGTTCACTTGGAAATAATGATCCAGGACATTTAACTAAAATTATTCTTACTGATTTACAGCGTTTTATGATTTTTTTGTGAAATAATTTTGTTTTTCTTTGCAGTTACAAAAATAAGGTCTATATTTGTAAGGTAAACATTAAAAAACTAAAACAAAATGGTAAAAGTAACAGAAGCAAACAATTCAACTTACAAATCAACAAATGTAACAATTGGAAAAACAATTTTTTCAGTTATGCAAGTAACAGGAAAATTAAATTATATTTCAATAAGAAAGGAAACAAACAACCCTTTTAAGACTTTAGGAAAAGATTTTAAAAACTTTAACGAAGCTGTAAGACACTATAAAAACCCAACTATGAAAGTTGAGTTATTAAAAATAGAATTAGGATTTAGTTTATAAAAAAACAGGGGGTGTAAAAGCCCCCTAATATTAACATTAAAAAATTTAATAAAAATGGAAAATAATAAAATGCAATGTTTTGTAAAATATTTAGATTGTAAAAATAATTTTAAAGTAACTAAAAAAGACTTTAAAGATTATAAAACAGCGTGGGCTTGGGTCCTTAAAAACTTTGAAAAACCAAACGCAGATTTTATCAATTATTATTATTAACATTAAAAAATAAAAATCATGAACGAATTATTAAATAAATGGGCCATTCTAAAACAGGACGAAGCCGAAGCCGCTGACAAAAAAGCTGAAATAGTATTTGAACGCCTTAAATTAGATTTAGCAACAGACAAAGAAGTTTTTTTAAATTGGGGAATGTTAAAAAGTAAATTAGAGGCTGAAGACAGACAGTTATATTTTAAAGCTTTGGCAAAGTATCAGGATTTTAGGGACTTAAATTGTTAAGATATGAAAACAGCACTTTATATAATATCATTAATTACAATTTTATCATTATTAGCTTTTATTAATGAACGTAATGAAAACACTTTTTTAACATTTCAAAACAAGGCCTTAAAAAGTTCTAATAATTGGAAAACAAAAAGGCTTAAAAATTATGTTGAAATAACAATTATTCAGGATCATATTATTGTAAACGATAACCAAACAAGAAAGGTCAAAGGCGAAAACAAACAATTATTAGAATTAACACAAAATTTATATTAAAATGGAAAACGAACAACAAAAAGAAACTTTAAAAAAAGTTCAAAGTATTGAAGAAATGACAACTGAATTAATAAGCGACTATTACAAAGTAAAAGGAGCTTTGTTAAGTGTTAAACATCAATTAATAGTTAAGGGAGGTTTTGACGAATTAGTTGAAAGTATTAAAGAAAAATTAAACGAAGTACAATGATAAAAGGATTTGAAAAAGAAACACACGAACTAACAGAACAGGAATTAAAATTAGTTGGCCTAATGGTTCAGGGTTTAAAAACTAAAATTGGCAAAATAAACGCTATTACAAATAAAAAAATGGAAAACGCTTTAGTTGATGTTGGTTACAAGGTTAACCCGTCCAGGATAAGAAAATTAATACATCATATTAGAGTAAAAAAATTAGTTCCTAATTTGATAAGCACAAATAAAGGTTATTATATAGCAACGTCAGAAGAAGAAATTTTTGACTATATTGAAAGCCTTCAACAGCGTATCAATTCAATAGAAGAAATAAAAAATTCATTTAATATTTAAAAAAAGTTGTAAAAAGTTTTGTGAAACAAAAAAAAGGTTTATATTTGTAGTGTAAACATTAAAAAACTATAAAGACATGACAATTTTAGCAACACAAAACGGGACAACAAACGAAATTAAATTTACTTGGAATAGCGATTTAACTGAATGTGATTATTTAGCTTTAGGAATTGAGGGGGACGAATTAAACGATACTTTAGACAGAATGATGTTGGTTGGTACTCACGAAGGAAATGACTATAAAGGTTGGACCGTAAAAATAAACTAAAACAAACGGGGGTGAAATTCCCCCTTTAAATTAAATAATTATATGGCAACATTAAAAAAAGTTATTGTCTTACAGAAAGGCAAAAAAATTGAGGTTTGGGGGTCCTTAACAGAAGCCTGTCAAAACCACCCCGATTTTAAATATTGGGCTTTAACAAGGCTAAAACTTGAAAAAGGCGTTAAGCATAACGGCTGGGAAATTAAAAAAGTAAACTATAATAAAAAATTTAAAAGCTATGTCAAAAACACATTGGTTACAAAGTCCAAATAAAAACTATTTAGGACATTGGGATTTACCTGAAGGAACTGACTTAATTGTTACAATTGTTTCGGCTAAATGGGAAGAAGTAAAAAACCCTATTACAAACAGTAAAGAATCAAAAAGGGTTGTAAGGTTTAAAGAAAAAGGGGTAAAACCTTTTATATGCAACCAAACAAACGCGCAAAGCATTGTAATTGCAACAGGCGTTAAATATATGGACGATTCAGAGGGTAAACAAATTTCATTATTCGTTGATAATATAGTTGACAAAAGAACAAAAGAAACAATTGACTGTATAAGAATTAGGCGTACAAATATTGAATTAATTTACAACGAATTAGTTGAATTATTTGAACTTAAAAAATCAGTTGTTGAAGAAAGTTTAAAAGTTAGGGCTGAAGAAATTATAAAAAATAAAGAGGCTTCAAGTTATAACAAATTAATTAAACATTTAAAAACTTTGTAAAATGAGTATTACAGAAAATGTTGAACGAATTGGAAGCTTTACAAGTTCACAGATTTATAAATTAATGACAAACAACGCCAAAAAAGACTATTTTGGTAAACCTGGACTTACTTATATTGAAGAAAAAAAAATTGAAAAGAGGTTAGGCCGAAGCGTTACAACTGAAACACACAGTCAGGCGATGGCGTGGGGTATTTTTATGGAAATGGTTGTTTTTGATAAAATAAGTTTTGAATATAAAATTACATCTAATACAACAGACACACACCCAAAAATTAAAGAATGGGCTGGATCAAAAGATTTGTTTGTTGAAGGTGTTAAGGTTTCAGACATTAAATGTTACCAACCTTTAAATTTTGCGAAATACACAGATGCTTTATTAAAAAAAGACGTTGCTTTTATTCGTCAAAATTTCCCTAAAGAATATTGGCAATTGGTTAGTAATGCAATTATTAATAATACGCCAAATGCTGAAGCAATTACTTTCATGCCTTATGAATCTGAATTAGAAGAAATACGCGAAATGGCTGAAAATTATGACGGGAATGACCAATGGAAATACAGATTTATTGCAGAAAGTCACAAAAGCGCGTTGCCTTATTTACCAAATAAAGGATATTATAAAAACTTAAACATATTTGAATTTAAAGTTCCTGAAGAAGATAAAAAAGCGTTAACAGAACGCGTTTTAATGGCAATACAATTACTGAACGGCTGAACAGTAGCCAATTATGGCAATAACAATTAGGAAGAAGCCTAAAAGACGTGCCTTAATAGTGGTGGTTGTAAAGTCTTTGTAAACCAAACTATTATTTTTTAACTTAAAAAACGTAAAACATGAAAACTATAAACAGAAAAGTAAACCCTTACGCCTTTGCTGGTATGCAATTTGACACAGTTGGCGGGGTATTAAATAAAGCTTTAAAAAACCCTTCAAAAATACCTGATACAACAACGCGAAACATTATAGCTTTAGCAATTGAAGAAATAACAGAAGTATCAATTGAAGATATTAAAAGCCGTAAAAGACATAGATATATTGTTGAAATAAGACAAATTTATCATTACTTTTTGAAAAATTATACAGGTTATAATTTAACAGCAATAGGGGCTTTAACTAATCGGGATCATTCAACAGTTTTATATAGTATTAAAATGGTTGAGGACCTTAAAGAAACTGACCCAGCTTTTAACGCTTTAGTTAATAAGATTAAAAAAGAAATTGAATTAAAAATTACTGAAAAATTAGAAATACTAATATAATTTATTATATTTGTTCTTTAAACCGAAGCGACACAATTAGTTTAAAATTTTTATTATATATAATTCCTGTTAGGTGCTTTGCGTATTTCCTTTGTCGCTATCGGTTACGCATTGCACTTGACAAGGAAAATAAAACCCGATAGCGATATGAAAAACACAAAAAGAAAAGGATTTAATTTTTTTAGAAGTTATTTTGATGTTTACAATGAACTTGAAAATAATGAAGATAAAGTTGCTTTTATTGATGCACTTTTAGAAAGGCAATTTTTAGGGGTTAAACCTGAAAACTTAAAAGGTATGTCACGATTTGCCTGGATAAGTCAAGTTAATTCAATAGACAGTCAGGTAAAGGGTTGGGAAGATAAAACAGGGTTAAAATTAACCCCTACCGAAGGGGGGTCTTTAAGGGGTAAAAACAACCCTACCGAACAACTACAAGTAGAAGAAGAAGTAAAAGAAGAAGTAAAACTACAAGTAAAAGAAAAAATGTATTTCAAAAAAGAAATACATGACACCTTTGAAAATTGTTTAAATTATTTTCCTGAACACCTTCACCCAAAAAATGAAAAAATTAAAAATAGCTGGTTAGACACAATTAAAAAATTAAATGAAATTGAAAAATTACCTTTTGAAAAAATTATTGAAATAGTTGAAAAAACGCGAAAAGATGATTTTTGGTCTAAGAATTTTTTAAGTTTACAAAAGTTACGTAAAAAAAATAAAGAGGGTGTTTTATATATTGTTGTTTTTAATGAACAAATAAAAGGACCAGCACAAAAAAGTTTACAGGACAAAATTAAACACTTAATGTAATGGAAATATCTTTAAGAAATACAGAGGACAACAAAATAAAAGAAACTTTAATAAAAGTTATTATTTTAATTGGCTTAAATATTGAAAATGTTTCAAAAGAAGAATTACAGGTTGTTGTAAATTACATTAAAAAAAATTACGGTTATTTAGATTCAGACAAATTATTTAAAGCCTTTGAATTGTGTATTAACGGCCATTTAGATTTTAAAATTGAAAAAAGTAAATTAAGTGCTTTATTAGTTTCTAATGTTTTACAGTCTTTTAGACGTTGGGAAATACGCAACAACAAACATATTAAGCCAATTACTGACGTTAATCGCCAAATAGATACAAAACCACAGACAAAAGAAGAAAACGCTTTAGAACACTTTAAAATACTTAAAAAAGCAATTGAAAATAATATTGAACCTTTTTTAATTGACTTTGACGCTGTTTTTTGGTATATGGAAAAAGAAAAGTTAATTGATTTAACAGTTGAAGATAAAAAAATATTTTTTGATTTAACAAAAGAAGACTTAATTGAAGTTACTAAAGCTGTTGAATATAAAATTTATAAAGATCCTGAAACAAAAAAAGAACATAAGTTTTTTATACCTGGAATTAGAAAGGCAAAAGAAAACGCTGAAAAATTTCTTAAAAATGAAAAGCTTTTAAAAAAAGAATGTAAAAAAAGATTAATATATAAATATTTTGAAAATTTAAAAAAATAAAATTATGAATTTAGATTTATTTGGTAATGAAATTATTACAAACCCTTTATTAAGGGACAAATTTATTGAACCGCCATTTAGTATATTAGACACAAAAAGCGGAAGTTGGCAAAATAGAAAACGTATTTGGAAAGGTATTGGGATGAAAAGCGAAGTTGGAAGAAAAAAAGATATGACTTATAAAGGGGCTGTAAAATCTTTTGATTATTACA